CTGGTCGGCGGCAATCCCGCGAGCGACAGCGATGCCGCGAAGTGCCGCCGCTTGATCAACAAGTGCGTGCGCGATTACAACGTGCAGGGCTTCCTGCACTTCACGAAATCCCGCGTCCCGCTCGGGCAGGGCAAGGTGTTCATGTTCGAGGACAAGGTCCCGCTCACCGTGAACAACGTCTACTACAAGGTGGGCGTGGAATGGTACTCGCTCGACCCGGTGCGCCCCGAGACGCTCCCGGCTTACGAGGGCGTTGGGACGATCCCGTACAAGTTCTGCTACGAGAAATACTTCGAGGGGAACGACCTCAAGGGGCGCGTCACCCTCGACCGCACCAGCGGCTACGACATCGAGGCCGTGGTGACGTACGACATGGAGCCGTTCAACGACAACGACGTGCTCACACTCCCGCCTGAATTTATCAACCTCCTAACCGCAGACGTGCAGTACCGCTGGGTGTCCAACCTCGCGATAAACGACACGCTCAAGCGCGACAAGAAGGACGAGGTTGACCGCCTGCTCGAATTCGTCAAGGGCATCGAGACGAAGGCCCTGGACGTTCCGAAGCGCTACCCGAACATGGACGACAAGTTCTACAACGGGGTCGGGAGGCTCTAATGGCCGCGCGCACCGTACAGATTAACAGCTTTTGCGGCGGCACGTCGAAACTCGCCGACTCGGAATTCCTCGGCCTCGAGGAGACGGTCAACATGTACCCCGAGACGGTGACGGCCACAGACACGTACACAACGAAGATGATGAAGTCCGTGGAGGGCTTCGACGGAATCGGCAACCCGACAGCCGACATCCGCATCGCAAAGATTAACGGGTTCGGTCACGCCAGCGTCCACCCGAACAGCAAGCAAGAAAGCGCCGTTATGGTGTGGACCGGGATAGAGGAAAATTTAGGCGACCTAAAGTCCGAGGTCTGGTCCTACAACATCGACGACGATGCGGAAACCATCGGCTACTTCAACCCGACAAGAACGGAAGAATGCTCGATGCTGGAACTCCCGAACGGGATTCTCCTGATCCTTCGCGACAGCGGAGGGGCGGAACGCAGCAAGATAACGCTTGCCGACCCGACAAGCGCGTCGCATTTGGAGCTTCCGAACCTTACGCTCCCCGTGGCGTTCGACCACAACAACAGAATCGACCCGACGCAGATGGCGCAGTTGAACTTCCGCGTCATCCTGAACGACCGCGACCACGACTACATCTACTGGAGCGAAATCAACCGCCCGACGGACGAGACGGACACGCACGCTTTCGAGCAGAGCCTCACGCAGTACGCGTACACGAAGAACGACGGCACCGTCGTCACCTTCGACGACAACGTGTTCTACGCCCCGGCGGTGGGTACTTACGACCCGGACACGCTGACGACGCAGACGGTGTACTCGTCCGCGCTGAACTCCATGAAGATGGACTTCAAGGCGGACACCGTTGTCGCGCTCCGCGCTTCGGATTCCTCGCTGTTCGTATTCGGTCGTTCATCGTTGCAGATTCTACGCTGGCAGAACTCGACCATCGCGCCGTTCGCCATCGTCCACAAGTCCTCGCTTGCCGGTGTGCTGAGCAAGGACGCGGTGACTCTCATCGGGAACGAGTGCTTCTTCGTCGGCAAGGGTCCGAACGGGATGCTCGGCGCATTCTCGGTTGACGAGAACGGCAACATCCGCAAGATTTCGACCGCGTCCGAGGACCAGCTTCTCGCACGGATCGCGAGGTCCCACGATGGCGGAGGAGGCGCAGGAGGGAACCATCCGCTCGAGAACGTCCGCACGTTCGCCTACTCGTACAAGGGGCACCAGTTCTTCATATTTACGATTCGCGCAGGCATCGAGGAGACCCGCGTCTTTGACTTGACCGAGAATGTATGGACGAGCCGCGCCTGCTATGATATGAACGGCGACAGATACTCCTGGAACGTACTGGACGCGGTATCGGTAGACGGGGAGCCGTTCTTCTTCATTTTTGGAGCCGACGAGGGAACCGGCCTCGCATGGTTCAAGCCCAACAAGCACACGGACAAGTTCATCGACTCGCTAAACGCCTACATCCGCAAGGAGCGCACGACCGGAATCAAGTTCGACGGCATCAACGACATCGTCGTGACTTCCCTCGAGCTCATAATCAACTCCGGCGACACGGGTGTCGTGGACCCGTCCAAAGACGGCTACAACCCGCGCGTCATGCTCCAGGTGTCCGTCGACGGCGGGCGCACGTGGAGCAACGAACTGTGGGCAAACGCGGGCAGGACGGGCGAGTATTCGTGGCGGGTGCGCTGGAACCAGCTCGGGCGCGGTGCGCGTTTCGCCTTCCGCGTCGCCATGAGCGACCCGTTCAACTTCGAAATCGCGACCGCTTATTTGAGTTATCTGCCTTGCGGCAATAGGGTGTAGTGGTATGGACGCGCAGGTAAAAATATCGGAACTCGGCAACGGCGTGGTGGACACCAAGTCCTACTGGCCCCTTGTCTCAGTCAAGAACGGGCAGGTCGTCCGCTTGTTCACCGACGGGATGTTCGATTTCAACACGATAAAAAAGCTCTCCTTCCCGGATTCCCGGTTCTCGTTCCTTGTCAAGTTGTGGCAGTTATCGAACGGTGAGAACGGGATGACTTTGCTCAAGTCCATCCTCATGGAAGCGGGCAGGACGGAGATAGAGATTGACGAGTACCAGTACGGCGAAGGGAAGAAGATTTTCGTCGAGGCTGATTTGATAATCAAGGAGAACCAGTAATGGCTAACACTTTGAAAAACTACACCGGCGCGCCTATCAAAGCGCCTACAAATAACCAGTATTTCGGATGGGGCGACGCATGGGACTGGGTCAAGGAGCACTCGCCGGTCGGGATTACGCAGGGCTTCGTCGATGAACTTGTCAGCGGAGACGGCTCCGGCATGGGAGCGGAAGCCGCCGACTACATCCTCGAACCGTTTACCGGGTCCCAGGCCAAGGAAAACGCATACACGGATGCATTGGAGACTTTGGCGAAGCAGATGGAGAACATCAACAAGGGCTACGAGCAGGCCGCCGGGATGATCGGACAGAGCCGCGACGACATCGCCGCGCTCATCGGTCCCGAGTACATGAAGAAGTACGGTGCCATCGCCATGGGCATGCGCCCGGGCGACTTCGTGCGCGAGCCGACCAACTTGCAGGACTTCGCTTTCAACCGCGACGTGTCGCAGTTCCTCGACCCCAACGCCGACTACGTCATCGACCAGAGCGTAAACGCAGCGCTCCAGGCCATGAGCGGGCAGGGCGGCATTACGGGCGGGGCTGCTGCCCGCGCCTTGCAGGCGGAGGCCTCGCAGAAGGCAGGCGAACTCTACGGCGACGCGTGGGATCGCATGATGAAGGCTACCGAGCAGGAATACGGCAAGGAACGCGACGTCGCCTCCATCGAGCAGGACATCGCGAAGCAGATGGCGGACCGCGAGAAGACCCGCATGGGCTACCTCGGCAACCTCGGCGGGATGTACGTTGGCAACCTCGAGGGCAAGAACGAGGACCTCGTTAACCTGCTCATGGCGCAGATGGGCTCGAACCTCTCGCTCGCGCAGGCCATGGCGCAGCTCGGCATCGACAAGGCGTCGCAGCCGACGAACTTTCAGACCCTTCTCGGCATGGGCGGCGACGTCGCGGACATTCACAGTGGATTCGCGGGGTAGAATATGGCATTGAACTTTACACCGTTAAGCGCCTACAAGTTCGACGTGCTGAACGGCATCAGGCAGCAGGCCGTCAACCAGCAGCGCGCAGCAGAAGGCATCGGCGCCATCGCAGGGTTAGTCGGCAAGTCCATCTACGACGCGAAGGCTCGCGACTTCTTCGCGCAGTTCGACGACTCCGAGGAAATCGCGGAAATTGACGAACAGATAAAGGAAAACGAGGCGCAGATTGCGGACTTGCAGAAGGAACTCGACGAAATGGGGGTGAAATAATGGCACTTTCCGATTACATCACCGAAAAGACGGAAGAAAAGGTCGCGATTCCGTTCGCCTCCCCCGCCATGGCGAACCAGTCTGCGAACGCGCTCACGATGGCCGACATCCAGATGGCTACCGCCGAGAAGGCAGCGCAGAACCGCACCCGCGCCGAGGAACTGAAGAAGAAAATCGCGAACTTGCAGGCGCAGAACGACGAGCTCCGCGCCCGCCGCGCCAAAATCAAGGCGAACTCCCTCTCCGACATGGACGAGGACAAGGTCGTCGCGATGGCGAAGGCGAAGGGCATCAAGGATTCCGACAT